TGTTGCAAGTTTCTGTTTAGTGTATAAAATCATCTCAGGCTAATCGCGCAAGCGACCCTAAATGGTAGTGACCTACTCAACGGGCGAGTTGTAAAACGCAAGTTCAGGCCCACGCAATGTGGACAACCATAAGAGCGAAACTTTAACCGTAAATTATTGATCAGGAGATCACAATGGCAATTAATGTATCAAACGCCTTTGTTACACTGTTCGATGCGGAGGTTAAACAGGCTTACCAAGGTGAGTCTATGTTGCGTAATACCGTCCGTCTTCGTACTGGTGTAGAAGGTTCTACTCACAAGTTCCCTAAAATTGGCAAAGGCGTAGCTCAAGTTCGTGTTCCACAAACTGACGTTACTCCAATGAATGTTGATTACTCTCAAGCAACTGTAACCTTGTCAGATTACATCGCTGCTGAGTATTCAGACATCTTCAACCAAGCTAAAATCAACTTCGACGAGCGCTCTGAGTTGGTTCAAGTTGTATCTAAGTCAATCGGTCGTCGTGCTGACCAGTTGATCATCGATGCACTTGACGCAGCTTCTACTTCTCTAACTGTTGCTTCTTCAATCGGTGGTGCTAACACCAACTTGAACATGGATAAGCTGTTAGAAGCTAAGAAGTTGATGGACGCTAACAACGTACCTGCTGAAGGTCGTCACATGTTGATCCACGCTAACAACCTTTCTGCGTTGTTGGGTGAAACTGAAGTGACTTCATCTGATTTCAACAGCGTTCGCGCATTGGTTTCAGGCGAAGTAAACACTTTCTTAGGCTTTAACTTCCACGTTATCGGTGATCGTGACGAGGGTGGTTTGACTCTTTCTTCTGGTGATCGTCAGTGTTTCGCATGGCATCAGTCATCTGTCGGTATGGCAGAAGGCATGGGTGTTCGCACTGAAATCAACTACATCCCAGAGAAGACTTCTCACCTTGTTGCATCTATGTTCTCTGCTGGTGCTGTTGGCATCGACGCAGAAGGCATCGTTGAAATCACTTGTGACGAAAACGGCGCATAATAGGGGGATATAGAAATGGCATATTCAAATACTGGCTGGACTACTGTTGCAGCACCTAAGCGTGGCAATGCTCCTAGCATCTACGCATACAAAACCACTGACGCTATTGCTGATGTGAATACTGAAGGCTACTTCAATACCTTGTCTGATACCCTTGAGGTAGGCGACTTGATCTATTGTGTAACTTCAACTGGTTCAACTGCTGTTTGCACACTTACTCAGGTTCTTTCGAACACTGGTGGTGTTGTAGACGTAGCAGATGGAACTACCTTAGCTGCAACTGATGGTGACTAATTAGTTGTTAAGCTGAATAGGCGGTTACTTCTGAAATATGGGGTAGCCGCCTTTTTCCTTACAGGAGCTAGAAATGGCATCAGGCGATACTGATTTAACAATCTGCTCAGACGCTCTCATCTTGTTAGGCGCAGCACCTATTTCTTCTTTTAATGAAGGAACAGATGAAGCAAATACTTGTGACCGTTTATACCCAGACGTAAGAGATTCTACGCTTCAGATGTACCCCTGGGCGTTTTCCTTTAAGAAGGTTCAGTTAGCTAAAACAACTAACACTCCGGTAAACGAGTGGAAGTATGAATATCAGTTACCTTCTGATCGTATTGGCCCTCCAAGGGCTGTTTTTGATAGTACTTCTGTTGGCGCTCGACCTTTCCAGAAATGGGAACGATATGGCGACAAGATTTTAACTAATGCAGAAACTATCGTTATTGATTATCAATTCTCTGTTTCAGAAGCAAATATGCCAGCTTGGTTTGTTCAGCTTATGAAATATCAAATGGCTTGGCATTTAGCTGAGCCTATTACTGACCAAGTGAGTAAAACTGACTTTTGGAAAACTGTTGCTATGGGTTCTCCAGGTGAGAATAATCGTGGTGGCTATATGCGTACAGCTATGGGCATTGACGGTCAAGGCAATACTCCACAGTCTATTGAAGACTATAGCTTGATTGCGGTACGTTACTAATGGCTAAATATGTCGATATTCAAACGAACTTTACGAGCGGAGAGATTGATCCGTTATTGCGTTCGCGTATTGACATCAAGCAGTACCAGAACGGCGCATCAAAGCTAACCAATGTGTTTGTGCAGCCTCAAGGCGGTGTTAAGCGTCGCCCTGGCTTAAAGCACATTTATGAGTTTCCAACGCCAATATCAGAGCCATCAGCGCAAAACTGTGCGTTAATCCCTTTTGAATTTAGCGTTGATGATAGCTATATGCTGTTATTTTATAACGGCTATATGTATCCATTTAAAGATAATGAACTTGTTGGCGACATTAATGGTGCTGGTAATGACGGTTATAATTTATTAGCTGTAGGCTGGCAATCGGTTCCTTATGATGAGATGTCATGGACTCAATCTGCTGATACATTAATCCTTTGTCATCCAGACTACAGACCAATAAAAATAGTTCGTACTTCTGACAATGATTGGAGGGCTAGTTACCTTAGCTTTTCAAGCATTCCTAAGTATCCATATACGTTATATAACAATAATCCATCAGGAACTTTAACGCCTGATGAGATTAGCGGAACAGTTACCTTAACAGCGTCTTCTGGCACATTCCATAGTGGAACATCGCCTGATACAGGCTCCCTCAACGCAATGGATTTTGCTGCAAGCGCGTCAAGTACTGATGACTATTATAATGGATTTTATGTTGAACTAACTGGTGGTACAGGGTCAGGTCAAATAAGACTAATTACTAACTATATTGGTTCTGGCAAAGTAGCTTTTGTTGATGAGAATTGGGATACGATCCCAGATGCAACAACCACTTATTCTGTTAAGCAATTTACGCCACAATCTGTAGGACAGTATGTAAATGCAGTACCGCAAGGTCGATTAAAAATCGTTGAGTACATTTCAGCAACCTCAGTTAAAGGCAGAACAGAAGTACCATTTTTTAGCACAGATGCTATCGCTCAAGGTGATTGGGATATTGAGACTGGCTATGAAGATGTTTGGTCTACCTCAAAAGGTTGGCCTAGCACCACAACCTTCCATGAAGGCAGGTTGTACTTTGGTGGCAGTAAGAGTCGCCCTACAACTATTTGGGGAAGTAAGGTCGGTTTCTTTTTTGACTTTGAGCCAGTAGAGGCTTATGACGACGATGCGGTTGAAGCGACACTCGACACGAACACGCTCAATACTATTACGGACATCATCTCAGGGCGGGAGCTACAAGTTTTCACGACAGGCGGTGAATTCTACGTTCCGCAAACGAATCAGGAGCCTGTCACTCCTACTAATTTCTTTGTTCGTACTGGTACTCGTAACGGATCAAAGCAGCATATTCGAGTTCTACAACTTGACTCTGGAACTATGTATATCAAAAGACAAGGTAAATCTCTCTCTGAATTCTTGTATTCAGATGCAACCTTGTCTTATGTCAGCAACAACATCTCATTGCTGTCATCTCACCTCTTAAAAACACCAAGAGCAATGGCGCTTAGAAAAGCTGCGTCTACTGATGAATCTGATTTGTTATTTATAGTGAATGAAGATGATGGCTCAATGGCAGCTTATTCATTATTGACACAGCAGCAAGTTGTTGCTCCATCAGAGATTATTACTGATGGTGAGTTTGTTAGTGTTGGCGTAGATGTTGCTGACATTTATGTTGTCACAAAGCGTACGTTTGATGGCACAGACAAATACTTTGTTGAAGTATTTGATTCTTCAGTGTTCACTGATTGTGCTTTTACTGGTGGTGCTGCTTCTGGAGCATCTAGCCTTCCGCATGAAGGCGCTGAGGTTAATGTTCTTGCTGATGGCAATGTTCTTGGTGATGAAACTGTTAGCTCTGGCTCAGTTACATTTGATAGAGCATCGACCACTTCTTACGAAGTTGGCTTGCCATTTGATGTTGAAGTAACTACTCAGCCAGTAGAAAAAGACATCGGCACAGGCACTCGATTAGGCTTTAAAAAGCGTATTGTTGAGATTAATGCGATTCTTAATCAAACACAGCACATCAATCTTAATGGTGTTCTAGTGCCAATTCGATCTTTTGATACAGCAGGTACGCTAGACAACCCAACAACTTCTTATACTGGCATCAAGACGCTGTACGGTGTTCGTGGTTACAGTAAAGATGCTACCGTATCTGTAACTCAAAATTATCCACTCAAGATGACGTTGTTAGGCCTTGAGTACAAGGTCGCTACGAGCGGAGGTTCATAATGACTTGGGCAGTCGCAGCCGCAGTTGCAAGCGGTTTACAAGCAGTAAGTTCTATCCAACAAGGTAGATTTCAACAGGCTCAGTACAATATCAAGGCTAAGCAGGCAGAGCTACAAGGCCGTCAGAACGCACTGAACTACAGCAGACAAGCTCTCGGTGTTTTAGAGAATCAGCGTCGAATGGCAGGCACATTGGTTGCTAGGGGAGCTGCTGGTGGCATTGATCCATTCTCAGGCTCTCCAATGACGATAGACCAGTGGAATGCGTTTCAAGCTGGCAAAGAATACAACCTTGGTCTTGAAAATGCTGACATGGCGATTGCTGGTGGTTTGGCTCAGAGTCAATCACTACAGGCTGCTGGTAAGCAAGCAA